CCATTGCCGTGCAAAACGGGCTTTGTGATTATCGTCGGCAATCGTGTCAATCGACAACGATTTATCGCCGGGTACATTGATTCGGATAAAGTCGTATTCTTGCCCATCGTGCGTCCCAATGTAGAATGAAACGTCTAAGTAAGCATCGCCGCCGGTATCGCCGACATAAGAAATTTGTTCGCTCATATTTAATCCTAGTTAGTTGGCGGTAAGCCGTCTAGCTTACCGCCTTAAAAAATTATACTACTTGACCTTGGTGGAATGGGCGGTTGATTTGAATCAACGCCAAGCCAGAGCTAGGTGTACCTGTTGTGGTAGATACTTTAGCATTCAAGATTTGCTCACCGTTTACTTGAGCATCATCAACACTGCCCGGAGTTGCCGCTAGCATAAATACATCAGCGCCAACAGTCATAGCGTTAGGCGCTTTAACCGCAGCGATACCTTGAATCTGATACCAGCCGTATTGTGATGCTACGTTAGCAGACATCGATACAGCCACTTGACCAACGCCGCCAGTAGCAGGCGCTAAAGTAGTTGTGGCTAAGTATGAGTCATAAGTGACTAATGAGCCCACAACAGTTGATGCAACGCCTTTCAAATAAATGAATTCGCCAGCGCCGTAAGTTGGGTCTACCGCAGTAACGATAGTGCCTAATGCGTGGTTCTGTGTGGTATCAGTAAGCGCGATACCTTGAAAACCCGCTAAAGGGGTCGTAATGTTATAAGCCATGAATGCCTCCTAGGTTGTGCTGAATGTTGCGTTGAATTGCGCACCAGAACAGGTTAACGCGCCAGAGAAGCCCATTAAGCGAACAATCGCGTCTTGGTTAACTGCTTGACGGTCGCCGCCGATTGGCACGAAATTACGGTCTTTGTGAGGACGGAAGTACACATATTTTGTGTTAATAAAGTCCATACGAGTTGCAGTTTGGTTGCCGCCGATACCGCCACCAAGTACAACGTCAGCAGAGCCAGCGCCGCCGTAGAATTTCAACGCAGAGAAACCTGCCGCGCCTAATTTATCGTCAGTGATACGTTGGATTGCCTGCAAAGACGCTAAGTAAAGCGAATAGGCGGTTGAGCCTGCATAAATTAAATCAACATGGTCTGTGCCACGAACAACTGATAACGCGACAGTGTTCATGCTGTTTTGAATGTTAGCCGCTGTTGCCGCTGCGCCAGTCAAACCAGTTGAAGTGTACGCGCCATTACGCCAGAAAGTCCATGTAGCACGGTCAATACCGCCGTAAGTACCTGTACTTGGTGAAGTGCTAATCATAGCCGCTAAACCAACTAAGTTTTTACCTGCGTTACCTGTACCGTCGCCATGTAAGTCGATGTCGATTTTGTTGTTAAGTCTTGCTTCAGCAATTTCAACACGGGTAGCAAGCAATTCAATCATTGCTTCTTTGCCGCTGTTAGCAAGCATTTCAGGGCCAGAAATCGTTACAGCATCCGCATAGTGTTTTAAATTAAACTGCGCAGCGCTGATTGGAGAATCAGGCGAAATGTTGATAGTTTCATAACCGCTATAGCTTGACGCATAATTGGTTGCAGGGTCGTTATAAAACAATTCTTGCAAGATGGTTGAGCCACCGCTGATTGTTTTTACGTTACCGCGTTCTTTCAAACGAAGTAATAACGCGTTGTTGTTTGTTAAGTTATCTTGAGCCGATTTGGTACGGCTTTCGATGGTGGTTGCGATAATGTCACTAATCGCGCTGTTTGCAAATGCCATTGCTTAATCCTCGTAAAATTTAAAATCCGTGAAGGCGCATTGCCTGTCTAACGGCTTCTTCAGTAGTTGCAGGGATAACTGTTCGGTTCGCGCCCGCAGGTGAACCTTTAACCGATACCGCTGCTGCCTTTGCTGCCTTTGCAGCTTGGTCTGCCTGCGTTAAATTTTGACGATTCCCGCCGCCTTGCTGTTGAGCATAGACTTTTTGAAACGTATTATCGTTTAACCGCAATGCTTTTTCATAAGCATCATCTAAGTCATTTGCAAGTCCACGTTCTAGCAGGTCTGCCATCGTTGACTGCACCTCAGTAAAATACTCATGACGCTGCGCAAAATCCGAAATTTTAGACTGAATTTGAGCGTCTTCGTGACTTTGTTTAAATTCCGAAGCCTCTCGCAATTGTCGTTCTTTTTCGTCTAACTGCGCCTTAAGATTGTGCATGGTCGGGTCGTATGGCAAGCCGGCTAGCTGGTTCATATCAATCTGATAATCATGCGCTAATTTCATTAGCATTTCCGCTTTTTCTTGGTATGACCCTCGACGAAGCGTGTGTTCTGTTTTTAGAAGATTGAAAAACGCGACGTCTGGCGCGACTTGCATTTCCTCTAAATAATTTTTATATGGGGCAATCGACTTATCAATGGTTTTAGCAAAGTTAGCCGCTGATTTATACTGCTCTATCCCTCTGTGGAACTGTTCTTCACGCTCTATGATATGCTTCTGTACAGTTTCTGGCAACTTTTCTAACTCGGCTGCCGCTTCGGCTTTCCATGATTTCCAAGGAGAGCGTTCAGGAGGCGGTGCTTTTACTTCTTCTTTTACGGTTTCTTCAGGTTCGCTTGTAGATGTTGATTCTTCAAGTTTATCCAGCTCACGCCCAATAATATCATGGGTAGATTGACTTTCTTCTTCTACTGCAACTTCTTCAACTGAGTCTTCAGTCGTCGTTTCTTCGCTCATTTGGAGTCCTTAGTTAGTTTATTCTTGCGGCAATTTCTTGTCGCAACGTTTCTTTTTTACGCTTTTGCGCAAAATGGTCTACTTTGGGCGTCATGTCCTCGTTACCGACTTCACTGCACCCATTGTTCTTTAAATGCCTACGATGCTGACCTCTATCAGAAATCATACTGCCATCAATTTGTGACCTATAAGGTGCAAACTCGGCGTGTACAAAAGACGCTGAAATAACTCGCGTCATTATCGTGTCGCAACACTCCGGCAAATTGTCATAGTCTGCCAGCTTTCTAAAGATGTCTTGCGTTGCTCCGCATTCTTTACATTTGACTTCGTACAGCGGCATTACGCGACATCCTCTGTCCACTCAATTCCTAGATACAAACTAGCGCCAGTTGGTACGGCTTGCCCGTTAAAATTAATTGCTAAAGACTCTGAAGTGCCTCTAAGAACGATAGCTTTGTCATTACGAACGCCAAACTCGTAAGATGACGGCAGTGCTGCCGCCCCCGGCGTTGCGCTAGCGGATAAGTACGTTTTATGGGCTTCTATTGCAATGCCAGTACCTAAGGCTGATGGGTTTGCAGTATATAGCTTTAATGTTGCTGTTTGCGCGTCATCGGCTGAATCTGCCTGCGCGCCGGTCACGTTAGTTGATGTACCTGCGGTGTTAGCAACGGTGCGCTTAATAATGTAATGGTCATAAATAGACGCTGTTGTAGCCGTACCCACAATCTCCACTTTTGTCACGCGAATAATTTTTGTTGCAGAACCAGATATTACAAGCACGTCTGTAGCGGTTGCCACAGGTGTAATGTCCTGCGCAACATATCGAAAAGTGGCGCGTGTACCGTTGGTGCTTATGCCTACAACGTTGCCGTCGGCTCTTGCAGCGACTGGAACACCAGTGCTACTGACAGCGGATATAATTTCGTACCCCATTTTAATCTCCAATCATAATAGTAAAAGTATGGCTTCTTCGTCGTCACGCTCGTATTCAAGCATTTGCGCGATAGCAAGCTCTAGTGCAGCTTTTTCAGTTTCCATGCGGAGGATTGCTTCATAATCCTCAACAAAAGTAACAGGCTTTTCTTCAACTTTAGGTGCAACCTTAGCCTTTGGTTTAGGCTCTCCAGTGACTGCTTCAACGGCGTCTTCAATCGCTTTTTTAACGTCGGCGCTGTTGTTTTTGTATTCTTTTTTCTTGGCTTTTAAGCCGCCGCGTCTATTGTCAATTAAAAACGGTGGTATTTCTGAACCCGTAGCTAAAAAAATAATATCATCTAACGTAACCGCTAATACGCCCGTTTGAACCTCATTCCCCGCAGCTACAAATGTAATATCGTCTAACGTAACCGCTAAAGTACCGCTGTTAACTTTGCCGCCTGTGGCTGCAAACGCAATATCTTCTAACGTAATTGCTAATATTCCCGTTTGAACTTCATTGCCTGTAGCAGTAAAGATGATGTCCGCTAACGTAACGGCTAATGTGCCGTTGTGCGTTAGCTTTCCTGTACTAGCAAACGTAACGTCATCAAGCGTAACGGCTAATGTGCCGTTGTGCGTTAGCTTTCCTGTACTAGCAAACGTAACGTCATCAAGCGTAACGGCTAACGTGCCGTTGTGCGTTAGCTTTCCTGTACTAGCAAACGTAACGTCATCAAGCGTTATGGACGCCGTCGCCTCAATGGTAGACCATTTAGCGGTGTCCCATATTCCAGCATCCCATAAAGCCATTATGCGTTACCTTCCGTAATGGTTGCAGAAGAAATAGCCACGCTGTCGCCAGTTGTAACAGACGTACTTGATAAGTTAATATTGCTAGCTGACGTGCCAACGGTTAATCCTGATACGACCAATGTCGTACCGTCTGATTTATAGATACTTGCGTTAGCTGCTGTCCCTGTTGCGCCTGCTGTACCTGCTGTAATTGCGCTTAAGGTAAGCACTCCGCCAGAAGCCGCGCCAGCAAACGGTGTTCCGCAAACGCATTCCACTAGCTGAACTGCGCCAGAAGTATAAATTCTAAGTTTAGCGCCGTTACCAGCAAAAGTGGTAATTGCATCCGCGCGTGAATTGCGCAAGGTAGTGTTAAGTGTGACTGCCATTTATTTGACTCCTATAATTTTGCCGTTAGCGTCCCGAACAACTTGTTTTGGACGAGTTACTTGGTTGTGCATTTCAGACATTCTGTCGAGCAATGCTTGGTTTTGTTGATTTGCCATTGTCATCATTTGAGTCATGTTCATGTTAACGCTGTCGATAACATTGCCTAGTGAGCTTGACAATAATTGACTGACTTGAGGTGTTCCCGTTTCGTCAAGCTCTGTCATTGCATCCGCGTCTTTTCCTGCGTTAAGCGTTAAGACGTGTTGTTTCATGCTATTTTGAGCTTGAATCTGTGCAATAGCAATTCTAGTGTCGTTATCAAGCTGTGTTTTCCATCTATCAAACTCGAGTTTAGCTTGTTCAAGCTGATTGCTTGCTTGAAGTTTTACTTGTTCAAGCTGCATTGTCGCCTGCTCTGACTGTTGTTGTGCTTGCATCTTCATTTGGGCAATTTGCGCCTCGGCTTGTGTGCGTTGCTCGTCTTTGCTTGGTGGTTGAGGCCCTTGTGCTTTTTTAGCCGCTTGGTCAACAAACTGTTCAAGTACGCCTTCAAGTTCACGCCCTGCTTTAAATCCTCGAACACCATAAAGCAATAGCTCTCCAACTAACGGCGCTATGGCAGGGTCTTCTTTAACCGCGCCAATACCGTCTTTAATAAAGCTACTCACCGCTTGCAAAAACTCCATGCGGTTTGCTTTTTCAGTCTGTTTATCAAGCTCAACTAACGTGTCTGTCTGTATGTCAACGTTAAAGACTCTAGCAGGCTCATTTTTAAGTAACTCAATTGCCTGCTGCGCAAACTGAGCGTCAGGCGTGTTCATAATACCTGACACTTCAATTAATGTCTGTGGTTGGTATTTTGAGCAGATAATCTCTGACTTCATGCGTAGAATTTCACGCGCAAAGCGGTAAAGCCCATCTTTCATGTTGCCAAGTCGCAACGACGCGTATTGGCTCTTAATCTGCTGCGCTGTCGCTGTTTCACTCGCTACCGACGCGCCACGCATAATGTCGGAAAGCCCTGTTGTTTCGTAAATAATTTGTTTACATGATTCACGCGCTTGATAAAGCTGTTGCAGTGCTGACGCAACGTCGCCAAGTGGCATAAACTGAACCGCGCCTTGCAATCCGCCTTTTTCAACAAACGCCGCCCAGTTTTTGACAGGAACAAGCACCCCATCATTACCTTCTTTCATCAAGCGTTCAATCGCAGGCTCGTCCGCCGCGTAAATACCCATCACTTTGAGCGCTTTGGTCAAATGCTTGATTCGACCTGTTAGCTCGTCAATTTCGTCTGCTTGGTCTTGATAAAGTAAGAAATCAGCTACAGGAATCAGCGTCCCTGTTGATGTAGTGGCAAAGTAAGGCTTAGGGCAGGGGTAAAAGCTAGTCAAGCCTAGAGGGTCATCTCTGTGGTCTAGGATGACATCGTAATTATCCGCAATCCAATAAACGCATTTTTCAGCTTTGCACCAAATTTCCCAAATTTCCGCCTTTTTATCGGCTTTAGTAGTTTCTTTGTCGCCGTCTTTACGATTTGACGTGTTAGTTAACGGGACTTTCTCAAAAATGTCGCCAAAACGCTCAATCCCTTCATCTAACGTCATATAGACGCGACGCGCTACCCATGTCACCTCGTCCCATGTTCGAGCAGGTAGATGTGCAAAGTCTTGCCAGTAGACATAATCCACCGGTGTTGTTTCCGACACGACACGTTCATAGACTTCAGTCTGTGCTAACCCGTTTTCTTCATCCGGTGTGCGCTCTGCGGTATATTCACCATCACCCACTTCCGTATAATTGGTAATTTGAGGCTCAAATTCTTCAATCTTAGGTTCGTAGCGCAGCCATGCTACGCCTCTGCCCGGAAGTAGTCTGTCGTCCACCACGCAAGACAGCGTGTCGTGAAAATCAGGGTATTCTTTAATTTCAAAATCAAGAACGCGCTCTAAAATTATGCTTGCTACTCTGCCGGCGTCATTTCTATCGTCAAAGCGTCTTGAAATCTCAGGGTTGGGCGGTTTTGCGTAAATGGCAGGCTTTAGTGTCTGTACGTTAGACCAAAGAATATTAAATCGTGCGTCCGCTTGCTCTGCGTCTTTGCGCTCGTCACGGTAGCGCTTGACAATCTTCTCGCCACGCTCCGTCCACTTCTTATATTCTTCTTGGTAGCGCGATATTTCGTCGTGCCAAGGCTGTGCTGATAGTTTGTCACTCATTATATTCGTCTACCTCTACGTTTTGAGCTGTGTTCCCACAACTCCTCTAAGGACTGGTCTTCCCAGTATTTCGCTTTGGGTTTTGCCGCTGCTTCAGGGCGTTGTTCACGCCATGCAAGACACGCGTACCGGAAAGCATCAGCAAAGTGAGATGTCCAATCGTGTTTGGGTCGTTCATTAAACACCTTTTTCTCCACATTATACTCTCTTTGGTACTGTGTGAGCGCTTCCATCCCCTCTTTGCAGCTTGGGTCAAACCAACAGTTTGCTAATGATAACCTAGCGGCTTGTATCCCGTCCATAAGTGATATATTTGGGACAATTCTAGGCGACCAACCAAGCGAGCGAAATTGCTCCTCAATACTTCTGCCCGTCTGCAAAGATTTAGCCTTCGCGTCGTGCGGCAGATATAACCATTCGCCATAATCATAGCCTTTACTCTGCAAAATGTCATGGTAGTGCGCGATAGGCATTCCACTATTGCTGTAACAGTCAATAAACCTAAGCTCTTTGCCGGCCACCTGAAACCACCAAATCGCCGTGTCGTCGCTCCATCCCAAATCGATAGCCGCATACGTCTTGAGTTTGCGGTCATAGCAAGGCCTTACCCTACCCGATTGCCCCACTTCATACATTTCTCTGCCGTAAATAGCCCCCGGTATCGCCGCGTCGAAGTTGCACTCCATCTCCTGTAGCCATGCGTCCTCCGACAACTCCTTTCGCAGCGCGTCAATTTCTTCTTGATCGAGGATGCCCGAATTAGATGCGGTCAGCAGCAAGGTAAAGCAGTCCTTGTCTTGCTTGCCCGCTTCAAAGCGTTCGTAAAAGCTATTCTTACCCTTTGGCGTTCCAATAATTATCGCCCACCCTTTGCGGTCAGCCAGCGCAGGACGGATAACATACGGCCATACAGTTGACTTCCAATCGCCATACTCGTCAGCAATAATCCCGTCAAAGTAAAGACCGCGCAACCTGTCAGGATTGTCAGCACCAAATAACTGAATACGCGCCCCGTTTGGAAAATCGAGTCGTAATTCACTTTCGTTCACCTTTATGTTGGGTATGGGTTTTGTAAACGTCTTACAATAATCCCAGATTACTTGTTTTGCCTGTGAGTAGTATGGGCAGATGTAGGCATACCTACCATCTCCGCTGGCGTCTGTACAAGCACACTTTATCAATTCGTTAATACACGCTACCGACTTGCCCGCCCTTCTGTGAGCGACCACAACCGCCCATCTTTCTTTTCTCGCGTGAAGAGGCTTAAACACATCTCTTGGCTTGTAGGGGATGACAACCTTCATGACTCCCACCCTATGACAAGGCTTGCCGCTGTACCGTCCGCGTTAGTGATGCCAAACGCCACCTTATTCTGCTCCTTAGCACTTGCCCACCCGTGTACATTTTGAAGAATTGCTAATGCCGACTTTGTATCGCCCCCTAGCGCAGCTTCTTTTAGCACCCGTGCCATTTGCGCCTCTGCGTCAGCGGCGCCCTTCATCGCCATCAGCTCAACGTTTGGGTCGAGTTGGCACAACTGCCGATACTCGCTTGGAAGTAGCCCTGCCGCAAGCGCGAGCTTGTCCCCTTTTAGCCCTAGCGCAGACGCTTCGTAAATTGCGCTCAGACGCGCCTCTGTAACTTTTAATTCTCTTGGTGTATATGGAAATGATTGCATGGTCGCATGAATCCTTAGCTTGTTAAAAATTATTTATAATATATATGGAAACGGCTTTTTTGTCTGTGAATCTTTTGCGCCCTCTTTGAAAATGAACACCCCCCCCCTATGCGTCATTTATTTGACGTTGTGTCATTTATTTGACGGTATATATGGGAAATGCAAATAGTATAGGAAAAATGCAAACGTTGGAGATAATGCCCCCGCCAGTCGTCTTGTCAAGTCCTCCCCGCCTGCGCTTTTTTTCTCAAAAGACGCCCCCCCTATCGCTGGAAGCCACGAAATACGCGGGTTGCAAGGGATTAAGGTTAAGTGTCAATTATTTGACGTTATTGTATGTCATTGATTTATAAGGCTTGCAAGGGTAAGCGTCAATATATTGACACTAGTGCTACCCTTGCTGTCTGCTGTCTGCTGTCTGCTGTCTGCTGTCTGCATTACTAGTGTAGGTAGCTGTAAGCATCTGTAGTCAATCAAAGCATTGCCGATTGACTACGCCTGCGCCCAGTGTTGGCGTGGGTTTGCGCGATTGTGGTCAGTTGTGGGTAATACTTCTTCTGCACGTCTTTTATATAATTATTATATACCTTAATATTATTATGGTATATTATATAATTTTTATCTTTATATAAATATACTACCCACAACTGACTACAACACTTCCAAGTCAAGCACAGCGCGGGCTTGCGCGTAGTCAGTCTATCACCCTTTAAACTGACTACATACCACCTACCACTAACCACAAAACACCTATCCGCAAAATAAAATGTTGCATTTAAATTTTATTGCTTTATAATGTTTTGCAAGTCGTCGATATCGGCGACTGCTTACATTAACCACACTATAGAGATTAATATCATGAAAATTTACGTCGGAACCTATGCAAAATATAACAATGGCAGCATAGCGGGTGCGTGGCTAACTTTAACCGATTATAGTGACGCGGAACAATTTATCGACGCGTGCAAGGAATTGCACAAAGACGAAATTGACCCTGAATTGATGTTTCAAGACTTTGATGACATACACAAAAACTATTGCCATGAATGTATCGATATGCAAGAAGTCTATTACTACGTTAACGCGTGCCTATCTGATAACAAAGAAGTCATTGACGCTGGATTGGATTGCGAAATTCCGCTCGATTCAATCCTTGACGCGTATCAGGGTCAATATAACAGCGATATAGATTTTGCTTACGATATCGCCGACCAATGCGGCTACTTAACTTTAGCGGCTAACGCGTGGCCGTATAATTGCATTGACTGGCATAAGGCGGCACGCGAATTGATGTTTGATAATGTAGAATCTAAAGGTCATTATTTTAATTGTCATTTTTAAAGATTTCAACGTATAGCGCGTTAGCAATAGCGCGTTATGCGGTGTAATTTCGCATCTAATAAAAATAAGGTTTAAAAATGAAAAAGTATAGAGTTTTATCGATTGACGCGTGGCGCGAGTGTGGCGGGTACACTTGGAACGCGTGGTATGACGCCGGCGATATTGACGCCGACGCGGTACACTGGAACGCGCATAAGCTATTGAAATACTTCCGTGATAACGGTTTTTTATCTGAAAAAAGCGCGGGTAAATGTGCAATAGATGACGACCAGTACAATATCGTTATTATAGAACGTTCTACGCGCCGGCCCTTGTTTGCGATTGAGTACGGGGTAGACAACTAATGAAAACAATATATCTTGATTTTATCGACGCCCCTATGTGGTACCACACTCGCGGTTTAATGCAAACTGCTACCGGCTACGGTAAAAAACTAAACACTGGTAAAAAAGCGCTTGTGGGTGATAAAGCTTATAGAGTCTACGCAGTTTGTTATTCTAACGTAGCGTCGTATTACATAATCATTCAAGGCGTGAAAATTTACGTTGATAGTTGGGAGTAATATTATGAAAATCTATTTAATTAATGATGATGAATTGTTCAATTATAGAATTGAAGCTAATAATTTTAATCAAGCTTTCGCACTATTTAAAGACTTATATCGCGTTCAAGGCCGTTTACGTTTAACGGCGCGATATGCAAACGTTAAAGAGTACAAGCTAGACAAGTCTAATTATAAATTTTCAATTCGTGAGCTGCAATAATGAAAAAATTTAATTTAAAAAACGGCGGTTGTACTGTTTACGCTTTTTTGTGTGGATATGGCGACGTCATTATTAATGATGATTTTGACTTATCTTTATTTCATAACGGCGGTATAGGCTACGACGTAAGGTTACGTGATGAAACGCGCGGCGTTAATGCTTGCTGGTTAACTTTTGAAAGTGTAGCCGACGCGCGGGCGATGTTTAAAACGTTAAAAACTTTGATTCAATAGGCGCAACAATGAATACAATTGATAACATTAAAAACTCTATTAATAAAATAGAAAACATTGACGTCGCATTAAAATTGCGTTTACAGTTAGAAAATTGTTTAACTTGCGAGTGGTATTATGACGATTTAAACGAAACGCTGTTTTGTGAGGATTTTGGTTTAAACAGCGACGATTTAAACGACATTAGAGATATACAATTTTCAATACTTCAATTTTTTGGGGTTGAAAGATGATAATAATATTCCTAATTCTAGTTAAATTCGCAATACTTGCGATATTACTTGAAAGCTAAACAAAGAAGGCGCTCGAGAGAGCGCTTTTTTATTGCCTCAAACAATAACAAGGCCTTAATAGGCCTTTTTTATTGCCTATCATTTAACGACATATAAAGCCCGTTACACTGCCATAAATAGTTTAGCAATACCATAGGATTACCTAACATTCAATCAGATTGCAGCAAGCCGATAAAGGCTATAAAAACACCCTATCCAATGTCAAGCGCGCGCGTAAAATCACGCGTAAATGTGATGAAACGCGTATATATGAAGGATAGGAATTTCGAATCTGGAGATGTAGAGGATTTCAAATCTAATGAACGCTCAATTTTTGCCACGAAACGATTTGCAAATTTTTGCCACGAAACCAAATGCCAAAATTTTTTCTAAATGATAGTAATCTCAGTATTCGTTGGCGTACTTTCAGCCAATCCCAAGTCTCCTATTTCTGAGCGTCTGGCCATTACAGGTGCGCTGTTATGCGCGTACTATCAATAAAAAAATTCCTCAATCATCCGAGCCGATAATTGAGGAACACTTTAAGTACACATGAACTAACAATTAGAGAGAATTGTTGCAACTAGTCTACTTAATCGCTACAACTTTTGCAACAGGTTTTTGCTCTGCCACATCACGCAGCGCAGACTTGCTCATGTGCGCAAACTCAGGCGCGCAGAAAATGTGTTTCTTAGTCTTAGACGAGCGCGAATTGCACATTCCCATATCAGCCCACCCAGCTTCTTCAAGTGCATGAAACAAAGCAGCAGGTGGAAATTGTTTACTGCCAAACGACATAGCGGCGCGTTCACAGATGGCTTGAAAGGGAGAGGCAATCACACCGGATGCAAACTCACCCATACGCAGCGTAATCATGTCAAGCAGCGACGACTCAACAGCGGACAGACTATTCTGCACAAGTGACATTTTAAAGTCTGTCATAGGCGCAGGCGCAGCAGGATTGAACGCCGACACGTTGCGATTGAACAACCAGTTGGCAATAAGGTCATACCCACTGCCGTCATTAAACCATTTCCATATAGCGGTAGCTGATTGCGGCGTAAGACGCTCCGCCGTACTCCAAGTAGCAAACCAACGACGGTCGCCCGATTCAAGTGACAACGGCACACGGTCATTAGAGAACGCAAGCACGGCAAGACGATTCACAAGATTGTAGGGGGCAAGGCCTTTACGGTTAACGGATAGCATCTCAGGTGGCGCGGCGATAACAGGCTTGAGTTTGTTGGCTAGCATCCGACGAGCGGCGCTGTCGGCTTCTTTAAGCTCATTAATGACGATAATCTCTGCTTCTAAATGATAGCCCCACGCGGACTGAATGGTGTCAGTAGACATAAGCGAATAATTGCGCAAATGAGGGCCACACACGGCGTAAATGAACGGCGCATACATCGTATCTTTACCGATACCTTGACCACCTGCGTGAAGAATAGCGTGGTTAATCTTAACGCGCGGATTCTGCACTTTGAATGCCATGTAATCCCAAATGTGTTCCAGCTCACGCTCGTCAGGAACAAGCGATTTACAGTGGTCAAGCCATAGGGATATATTGCCGTTCAAATTTCCGCCACGAGATGAATCTGGACGAGCGTCACGCCAGCGGTTGCCATATAATTCACCGTCACGCATAGCAATCACCGAGTCACCAGCGGCAAAAGTGATACCTGCCAGCACTCTAGCGCCCATCACTTGACGATTTTCGTCAAAGCTCATGGCGGCCTCTATCTTGCGGTCAGAGTGAATACTTTTGCACGACACATGACGAAACACGGCGTTGAACGTCTGACGTGAGAATTCACGACGGTTTTGCAAATCAAAATAAGAGTCGTCTGACATAACGTACGCGAAGCGTTGATACCACTCCGCCTTCTCAAGCCGCGCGATTTCCTTCTGCTCGACTTCTGCAATGATAGCCGCCGCGTCAGTGCTGAACATATCAGTGGGCTCGAGTTTGCCAATAGCGGTGTGCATCACCTCCGCGAGTATTTCTTCACGAAGACCATGTGAGTGCTTAGGCCCGCCATTCTCAGCTACCCACGCGAGGTAAGTACGGCTATCCCACAACGAGCAATGCCCATGAAAGCAACAGTAAGCGCGGTTAAGCGGGTGGTATCTGCCCATCAACTGACCATCAGTATGCTCAGCATGGTTAGGGCAAACAACCCCAACCCACCCCTCAGCGTTAGCAGACTCCATCACGTCACCACGCGAGGATAGCCACTCCAGCACTTCATCGTTGCCTGTGTCGATGATAGCAATCGGGCGAACAAACGCTGTGTCAGCGTCAGCGGGGTGAACATCAAGCGCGGCACATATCTGCGCAAGGGTAAACTCACGCTCAGGGTGAAACTCCACGAGAATAGATTTGAACGCCGCACGGTCAGGCTTCAAATTCACTGACGCAGGAAGGCGAAAATTACGCACGGGGTTAATCGCGCCACTGTCAGTATAGCCCGCGTCAGCGATTGCTTTAATGGCGGCGCTAAACTCACCTTTAGTGGGCATATCGTCAAGCGCGAAAGTGTATCCCCACTGGTAATTCTGCGGTGAGGTTTCCATTATCCATGTCGGCTCAATAGGAGGACGCAAACTCTTGGTGCCAATGTCGTCAAGCACGAGAAAAGCAACGTACTCGCAGTTGCCCGCACTCGCAGACGGTTTACCATCTTTAAAACGTGACGTGATAAACGACGCGGTATTGCCATACCACGCACCTTTGCCATCGTATCGAGAAGGAAGATACGCAGGCCATGCAAACTGACCGTTATCTTTAGCTATTTGTTTGACCAAAAGGATACTTTCGCCTTCAGGCGCGATACGTTCCAAGTAAGTAATAAAATTCATTTTCCATATCTCTCTAATGTTGATACACCAACCGCTAAGGGTAATCCTTCTGCCCACGCAGGGGCGCTACACATCACGGTTTCCAAGTCTTGCGCGGCTACCGCCGCATCTTCTTTTTTCACTTCCAGCACAATCTCGTCGTGAACATGAAGCACGACAGTATGCCCGATTCGACGCAAAGCGTCACGAAGTAAATCATTTGCAATCGCCTGTGTAATATTCTCACAAGCAAGTCCAGCCCATAGCCTAGCTCGCGGCCATTCGACTGCATCAGCAGCGGGTTTCCACGCCGCCTTAGCGTAAGATACCGACCCGTCTTCAATATGTGCCGACGGGTAGCATAGCACCCGACCAGACGGCAGGGCGTACCACAAATTCACACCGTCAAACAGATACGTCACGCGACCAGCGGTAAACTCACGCCCCTTATGGCGCATGGCGCACATATACGCTCGCTCAAGCTCACCCCAATACTGCACCGCCCATGAGTTACTGCGACGCCACGCGTCAACGGTACGCTTAGCCTCCGCTTCAGGCAGCGAGATACCATAGGCTTTACCCATCGCGCCAAACGCGCCCGCGCCACCCATATAGCCGCACGACAGAATAGCCACCTTACCAATCTGACGTTGGTCAGGCGTTATCATATCCATCGGACGGTTAAAGATACCAGCAGCGGCGCGAACGTAAATGTCCTCTCCACTGCGAAACACGTTAAGCACATCCTCACTGCCATGCTGCAAACTCGCCCAAGGCGTCACACGCGCTTCAATACCTGCCCAATCTGCTACCACAAAAACATTACCAACGGCAGGCATCAGCGCAGGGCGAAGCATACCTTTGAGAACGTCCGTCACACGCTTGCCATGCACCGGAACAATATTAACGCCATCAACCATATCATCACGCACCCGCTGTGGCTCTTTAGCGCATTTACGCGTGAAGTTATGCACCTGCGCACCATAAGATGACGCTCGACCAGTTGCCGACCCACCGTTGAACACAAACGCGCCACGCACACGATGGTCTTCAAAATCTGCAAGCGAAAGCAAACGGCTAAACTTCGCCACAGACGACGCCCACAAGTCATCAGCGCATTGAATAACTTCCGCAACGTGCGGTGGAATTTCTTCAGGGTCGTCCATCAACAGCAAATTAGCGCGAACGCTTTTGTCGATAGAATACTTCTCACCATTCCACATCAGCGCTCGCGCAGACTCACCAACGCGCTCAAGCACCCACTCACGCATCTTCGGTGAACGAACGGACTTAATTGCGCCGTCAGTTAGCTCCACGACGCGAGATTGGATTTCCTCAAGCTCAACACTGGCGTAGCGCATGGCGGCACGGCACAAGTCAACGTCCACCAAAACACCTGCGTCGTTAATACGCTCGTTAACGTGATAGTCTGCAAGCTCGTCATTTGTCAACTGACGCAGTGCAGTAGACACGGCTCGCATAGTTCTCACGTCTTGGCGACAATACTCGATAAGCTCAGGCAACAGCTTGGTGTTAAAAGGAGGAGTGCAGCACTGCTTGACCAGCATTTTGCCACGGTGGTCTTTGCGCATCTCGCTAGAGATAGCGCGACCAACATCCTCAAGACTGCCCGGAAGGCAATTTGCCCGTGCTTGCACAGCGGTGCAGTAAAACTGCTCAAGTTTAAAGTCTATCTGTAGAACGTACCAAAAGATTAGCCGCTCAAACGCGGCGTTATGCGCCCGTATCTGACCCGTGAAGTTGCGAACGTTGTCAGGAAACGGCATATCAGGCGTCCATGTCTGCACGTTGCCATCATCAAAGGCGTAGCACATACACAGCACGTCAGTGGTCAAATCTTGCGCGTAATTGTAAACACCGTGTTTAGGCAAGTCACATTCGCTTCTTGTTTCAAAATCAATATAAAGTATAGGCATAAAAAAAGGCGGCCTTTCAGCCGCCCTCTCCTTATCGGTTATGCGCGTCTGCGGCGGGTAGCAGGCGCGTCATCTTCGATGACTTCTTGGGGTGTGTCTTCAGTAGCAGGTTCACCGTCAAGGCTAATCCACTGCACAATGTCAAACACTGGTGTGTAAATACGCCCATAGGCTTTGTGCTGATAATGTTCTTTGCTTAGCGCAACTACAGCCACAGGCTTAGTTTGGTCTGTTTCTACTTGGTTGGCAATATTGACTGCTAATGTTTGCACGGCGCGTTTACCGCCCACGCTGGTGACTGTGTAGCGTACTTCTTCGCCTTTGTCTTCGCCATCAATACATTTGAGGGAGAATCCCACTTGCGTTTCCCAACCGCGTTTAGCAGCGGCAGGCGCAGGCTCAACTTGTGGCAATGGTTCAGTCACGCTTACCATTTTCTCACCTAATACTTCACCTTCACCCCACGCAATAAAGCCGTGCGTGAAACTGAAAGGATTAACTGCCCACACGCTATCATTATCCACTTCAGTTTCAGACGCGCCATATACCCAATGACCTGTTCTATCCATTTTAAGGATAGTCACGCCACCAGAAGTATTGGTGTCAGTCTGAATGTTACGAAGTGCAGATGAAATTGAATTTACGGCTGGAAGGTTGGCATTGCCAAATACTGTTAGATTAGACATTTTAGTTTCCTATAGTTTATTGAGGGCGTTTGTTAATTGTTGCCCGATTAATAAGACAGTAGGGCGCGGGTCAGATTCGTGCGCCATTGTACTGCCAGAAGATACCACTGCGACAACATCATCCGGCATGGGCAGTTTCAGAGCCTTTAATTTCTTCTCTGCTTGCGCCGGCGAAACTAATTTGGAATCGTAGATGTCATCATTTGTCAGACCAAGAGCCAAAAGCGATTCAACTGCTTGCGCCTCATTAGTCCATTTTCTTGTCCCCCGCTTTGCAACAAGTTTGTAGTTAGGGACTGGTTTGCCCGCTTCAAGCATTTGAAACGCTAATGCTCTCAAATCGGTAATCCATTGTTCCAGAATCTCAGCTTGATGTAAATAGTTTGCAATAGATTCTGCATCAATATTGTCAAGCGTTGCCTTCAGCGCCCTATCTACCTCACCTGTCATTAACGGGCAAGTTGGTTTAGCCGCGCACCACTTGCAGTGTTTGCCGCTCGACATCGGCGCGTCAGGCGCAGCAGACAAATCAATAGCCTGCTTTAGTGTATTTTCAAACTCACGAATGCGCTTGAAGGTGGTTTTCCAACGCTTAACCGATGGGGGTTGAACAATGACAAGCTCAATTGACGCCGCGCCATCAAACACCCATTCTAGTCCTTTTGTACGCATAGCGGCGGCGGCGTAAAACAGGAGCTGCTCGTTTTCTTCCACTTCCACGCTAACGCCACTGCCAAACTTCCAGTCAAGAATAACAGCGCGGTCGCCTAATCTGCCAATAAGGTCAACGCTACCAAACACGTCAGGCAAGAAATCGCCGTAGCTTACGTTAGCTTCAACGGTAAACTCCATAGATTTAGAAGGGTCAATTTCATCAAGCGCCGCCAGCGCCGGTTCAATCTTTTCCTTTGCCAACTCAGTTGTCATATCAATGCCCGCATACGACAAACTGTAAATGTTAAAGTTATCCTCAGTGAGTAATTTTTCCATTGCAAGGTGGCAAAGCGTCCCTTCATCGGCATACGATGATGATGGTTTAGGTGGCATTTGTTGCACCAGCTTAACACTGGCAGGACACGCGATAACTCGTTTGGCGGTGCTACCGCCGGCAATACTTGAATGGCTCATTTTGTTTCCTTTACTTTTAAAGTATGTAATTCACCAATTCTAGCGGCATTGATTAGCCACGCTAATTGGCGCAATAACCCTTGATGTTGTTTTATATATTGCTCTGCGGTCATTTGACTTTCTCCAATACTGTTTTAAGTTAAGCCTAACGTGGTCTACATCCACGTCGTACCGTTGGTTTAGTTCGTCCATCATCTTCACTCGTGACTTCCTGCCGTAGTAATAAAACTTACCGCATTTAGTTAGGGGCATCGTCTTCCTCTTGTTTAATGAGCTTGCAGTATATCAAAAAAAGTTTGCAAAGAAAAGTTTGCAATGATAAACTTTAGCCATGTTAGAAAAAGACATTGAAAAATACTTAATAAAAGTCGTCAAAGAAATGGACGGCAAATCGTATAAGTTCACCTCCCCTGCTTGTCGGGGAGTGGCAGATAGAATCGTGTGTTTACCTAATGGCAGTACATGGTTTATTGAGCTTAAAACCGCAGGTGGCAAGCTGTCAGCACTGCAAAAAGTTTTTGCATCAGACATGGGTAAACTTAATCAAAAGTACGCTTGTCTTTGGAGCAAAGAAGATATTAACAACTGGAGAGAGAATAATGATTGAATTTTTACAATACCTTGATGAAAGCAATTTGGCATACCTTATTATGCTGTTTTGCTTCTTAATAATGGCGCGTTTACATTTGTCAGCGCTAACTGAAATTACACGTCTGCGTAAAATCATGAAGCAGGTGATGAGATGAGCGCAACACTAGCACTAACATTATCGTTTTTGACTGTTGATACTAATATCGACAAACGTGGCAAAACAACCACGCATGAGGTAATCGCGTACACAAGCGTTGCAATACCATACGACACAATGCAAGCGTGCAACAACGCAAAGGAAGAATATACCTTTGCAGTAGGCGCATATCAATTATTCAAACGCCCGACGCGCATTATTGGCGCAATTTGCAATGATAGTGCAACGGGGACAGTACAATGAGTTTATTAACAAAAGAACAACTTAAAGAAATACTTTTAATTATTGAAGAAGAAGTAAATGTTGAATGGCCATGTTCTATGTTGGAAATGCTCCATAAATGGAACGAAAAACAACCACCGCAGACGGCACGCGAAATGTATCAACGGGGGTATGCAGCGGCAGAGCGTAATTTAAAACGTGAACCTTTGAGTGATGAAGAAAGGCAAACCTCAGCATATTTTATATGCTGTGCCAATCAGTCAACAAAGTTACCCGAGCATTTTAAAGTGCCTTATTCTATTTATGTTTACGTTAAGCAGTTGGAATATCAAATAGAAAAGTCACACGGTATTGGAGTAGTAGAATGACTGAAACAACAATAAAAAAATACTGTGAGCAATATAAAATCAGTCGCTCTGGCATGGACTATCATATTCGCCGGTCAGGTGTATTTCCAATCGGCAGTAAACGTTTCTCCGAAGCAGGCGCACCATCATTCTTGTGGCGCGTTACCGATTTAGATGAAATCAAAGCGCTAATCAAAGGAAAGAAAAAATGAAAGATGAACTTTTATACATAGCCATTGGCGCGTTTCTAATCGGCGCTGTTGCGTCAACGTTAACAATTTACGCAACACACAGACACTACCATGAAATCATCAAAACAAATATTGGAGAGTTTATGCTTCGTGACGGTAAAGTGTATGGCGTCTATGAAATGACGCGCGATGTGCAAGGTAATATGGTGTCAAAATGAAATTTGGAAGCGTATGTAGCGGCATTGAAGCCGCTAGTGTAGCATGGCATAAGCTAGGATGGAGCGCATCTTGGCTTGCTGAGATAGAGCCATTCCCATCAGCAGTATTGGCACATCATTATCCAGATGTGCCAAACCTTGGTGATATGACGCAGCTACCAGAGAAAATTCTTTCTGGTGAAATTGAAGCACCAGATGTATTTTGTGGCGGTACGCCATGTCAAGCATTCAGTATTGCTGGCAACCGAAACTCTCTTGATGATGCAAGAGGAAACCTTTCACTCATTTTTTGCGAGATAGCAGATGCCATTGACACAGTTAAAAGTA